GGACGCATCAATGTCGCTTGAAACAGTAATCTGTGCCATAGTGTGTTATTCCTCCGCAGGGGGCGGTGCTGTGAAACTGCCGTCTTCGTTGCGTGTCCAGCCAATGTCGGCTTGGCCCGTGCAAAGAACTAGCTCATGTCCTGCCGGAAGCGTAAGCTCGTTTGATGGGTCAAACATGATTAGGTTGGTTACAACTCCGTTTTGGTCAATCCAAAGATAAGATGCTGCACTCATATGTTAGAAATACCAAGTTAATACGACAATCCCCGCACCACCTGCGCCTCCATTCCCTCCGTTGTTAAGCCCAGCACCTCCTCCTCCTCCACCACCGCCAGGGAATCCGCCTGCTCCTCCCGTTCCTCCCGTGCCAGTGCTTGATCCCGCACCACCTCCACCTCCTGCTGCTGTTTGCCCATCATAAAGCGCAGTCCATCCGTTTCCACCGTTTGCGCCATTTGTTGTTCCTGCCGTACCGCCCCCTCCAGAGGCTTGTAGCACAAGATTTCCTCCAGCAGCCCCATTTGCAAATGTAGTTGTTGATATTGCTCCTCCACCACCGCCGCCTGTTGGCCCTCTAGCTCCAGCAGAGGCATTTTGAGCTGATCCTGCCGATCCTGCTCCTCCACCGCTTCCGCCAGCTCCACCGTTTGTTCCAGAAAAAAGTGCTGATGTCGCTGCACTGCCAGCTGACCCGCCTGATCCATTTGTAAGTCCTGCTCCACCACCATTTCCTTGAAAAGCAGAAATAAAACATGGGAATGTCGTTATGTCAGCTCCAATGGTTGTAACTCCTGACCTTCCAGCCGATCCTCCTGCCGTGCCATCGTTCAGTCCAGTCCCACCTGTTCCAGCGGTTCCCGCTGCGCCAACAACAACCTGTATAGATGCTGGAAGAGCCGTTGCGTCGAATGATGCAGTAGAGAATCCACCTGCGCCTCCTCCTGCCCCGCCGCCGCGATTTGCTAATGCCCCATTGCTGCCTGACGCACCTCCACCGCCACCTCCTCCTCCAACGCAAAATACGTCTAGCTTTTTAGCACCTGCCGGAACCGTTACGTTCTGCGTTGTTAAATATCTGGCTACCTGTGTCGTTGAGCCACCTCCACCGCCTGTCGTAGCCCATGATACATTCGACCCGTCCGTCGTGAGGAACTTGCCGCTATTGCTCGCTTGTGATGGCAGCACCGCATTGGCTGCGCCTGGTTGAGTTGTTGCGCCTGTCCCTCCGTTTGCAAGAGCCAACGTCCCAGTAATGGTAATCGTGCCAGAACCAGTCACAGGGCCACCAGATGTGGTTAGCCCAGTCGTTCCTCCAGAGACATCAACGCTCGTAACCGTGCCTACGCCTCCTGACGTAATCCACGATGTATTCGTGCCGTCCGTAGAGAGAACCTTGCCGCTGTTGCCACTCTGTGATGGAAGCAGAGCGTTTACTGCTGCATTTGGTGTGGTCTGCCCCGTGCCGCCGTTTGCAATGGCAACCGTACCTGTTACGTTTGCTGCTGTCCCTGTTGTATTCTGGTTCAGCGTAGGAACATCTGCGGCTTGGATAGCCGACATAACGACATCAGTTCCATTTCCTCTGAGGTACTGTCCTGACGTGGTTGCTCCAGCCAAAGCGTCCATTGCTGCCTGCCTATCCGTCTGACCTGTACCTCCGTTTGCAATGGCAACCGTCCCAGTGACGTTGGATGCCGTGCCTGTAAACGCAGTGGTTTGGGTTGTGTTGTCTCCGAACTTGATGCCGCTCGTGTCCACGGACAAGGCAACCGCTGCGTCTGGCGTAACACCAACGCCAACACGTCCGTTGTTTGCTACAACAAATGCGGTTGCGTCTGGGTTCGCCTCATCTTCCACTCGCAGGGCTTCGCCTGTGCCAAGCTGAGTGACACGCAAGGCTGGGAGAGTGTCGGTAGCATTGATAGCTTGCCTAGCACTAAACGTGTTTGGTTCTGCTGTAGCGGCAACAGAGTTTACGGTGATGCTGCTCCCCCTATACTGAAGCAGGTTGTTGCGAATCCAAACATCTCCAACTGCTGGAGAAGTTGGCTGAACGCCGCTAGAGCCCACATTCAATGGGGCGGACGTGGTTGTAGCCGCAGGGAGTGTGAGCTTCCCCGTCATCGTGTCCCCCGCCTTCAGCACCGTCGTGCCGCCCTCAGTCACCTTGCCTGTGGTCGCTCCAAAATCCGCTGCGATTGTTCCAGTGCTTGTGATTGTGCCGCCTGTTAGCCCTGTGCCTGCTGTGACGCTGGTGACTGTTCCACCTCCACCACCACCGCCTGTTGCATTGATTGTGATGGCTCCATCCCCGTTCGTAATGGTTACGTTCGTTCCTGCGGTCAATGTGGCTTTCGTGAGCCCACCAGCAGCGTTCCCGATAAGAAGCTGGCCGTTCGTGTAGGTGGTTTCCCCTGTGCCGCCGTTTGCCTCCTGCACGGTTCCAGTAAGTCCTGCGGTCGTTTGAATCGTGCCGTCTCCAAATTTAATCCCCGTAGTATCCACCGACAACGCAACTGATGCGTCTGGAGTCACCCCGATGCCAACGCGCCCATTGTTCGCCACAGCAAACCGAGTGCTATCCGGTGTTGTCTCGTCGTTGACAACCAAGCTGTTTCCAGAGCCGAGGTTTGTGATGACAACGGCATCGCTTGTCGCCGTAGCGGTGTTCGCGATTGATGCTGCCGTGCCTGTTCCACTGTTGTTTACCGTCAATGCAGTCCCCGCTCCAACGCCGATTGTCTGCGGTTGGTTAAAGGTGTTTGATAGGGATGTAGCTGCAACTGCACGGGAAGTTGGCCCTGTTGAGTCTCGATAGCTGAGAGCACCTTGGTTTGAAATCCATATATCGCCATCTGAAAGTGTAGTTGGCGAACTGCCCACAGTTCTTGATCCAACGCTCAGTTTTGCAATCGTATTGTCAGCAGCAGCAGTGAGTTTGCCAGTCATCGTGCCGCCAGAAGTCTGCAACGCTCCCGTGATGCGCGAGTCGTTCCCTGCGGCTACCGTGCCTGCGGTCGTCCCCGTGTTCTTGGTTGCGGCGTCACCTAACGCCAAGCGGGTTCGCATTTCAGTCTGGTCAACAGACTGCATGAAAAAGTCGATGTCGCTTGAAACTGGGATGTCTGACATATGTTACGGAGAGGTGTAAGTGTCGCCTGTTGGGGAAGTGTACACATCGCCATTCGGCGCGGCAAACTCATTCCCTGCGGGTGTTGTTGGTCGGAGATATCTGTCTATGCCTCCTGGTCTGCGGTAGAACCCGCCTACAGGGCGGATGTAGTAAAAATCAGTTGGTGGCGGAGGCACCGGCGTTACGCCAGAAACCGCCGCAGGTATTTTTGACCGCCTTCTGGAGAGATACCGAATCACAGGCCAGCGCCAGAAATTATGTGAACCGTCGTTGTGCTGGCAGAAGAGAGCAACGCAATCACGTTGTCATCCTCGAACTTGCCAAGGGACACTTGGCTACCGGGCATGATGATGTAGTCTGCGGAAGTTGCCGTAATCGTGCCTTGCCCAACGCGAACGTAAGCGGCATTTGTCGCACCGGTGTTCGTCACGCACACGCTGCGCGTACCAGCCCGAATCGCGTACTGCGCAGAGGTCGTCGTTGCCGTGCGCGTTGCGCCGCTGCCGTAAGAAGGGTTAAAAGGAAGTGTCATAAAGCGTTACTTGGTAATCTTAAGCCTCAGCGTTCCTGCTCCAAGTGTTTTTGCAACACCTATGGTGTTTACGAGCACCGCTCTCACGGTGTCAACCGCTGAAACGTAAGCCTGTAGTGTAATGTCTTGTAATGAAAGCGAAAAGGATGCTTCAACAAAATCTCCCAAAGCAACTCCTGGAACCGTTACATTTAAACCTAAAACTCCTCCAATTCCAATTGTTCCTGGGTTCCAATCTGAGCTGCTAGAGATAAAACTTAACCCTGTCACATTGTACCATGTCTTCAGCACTGGCTCAAAACGCAACCGCAATGCGCTTCCAGCAACCAATCCAGATGGAATCCCAGAACCAAGAGCACCATTTAGGTTGATTGTAAGCGAAGAAATAGTCCTTGTAGTAAGGATCAAAATCTCTTGGTTAGCGACACATCCATCAACCAGCGGAAGTTGAACCGTCAGCGTTGCAATATTCGATGCAGGCGTGAGAACCAACCACACGCTGTCTCCAGTGCCAGAAACCGCAACAGTCGAACCGGTCAGCGGAGCTGAGTACTGAATCACGCTGTTGTCATTCAAGGAAATGTTCTGCTCGATGAAGTTCGCAACGGCTAAACCGGTGCAGTTGTAATCGAGCCCGTTCTGGTTGACAGCAAACAGCGTCGAGTTGCTGATGCTATCGACGTTATCGAGGTTTTGAATAGCCATGTTAGCGGAACTGAAGTTGACCGTTGGGTTCCTGTTCGATTGGAGCAATGGACGGAACCGGCAGGAACGGCCAATCCACATCCTTGTTGCCGGCACCAGCAGGCATCGTCGAGGGGTACTGTTGTTGCAGGACGTTGGCGCTCTGCATGAGGAGCGTCTGGTAGCCCGAAATCGCGCCTAGCTTGGTGTCTGGGGAAGGCGTTTTGCCAAACTGCGGAGCAATCCGCATCGCCAGATTCAAAATGATGGCCTCGTTCGCAGTGATCGGGACGTTCGTCTCAGTATCCAAGTCCGAGTTCTCAGGCGAGTTCGTTAGCGGATAGCCAATCTGGATGGCTTTCGCGTACCACTGCGCCACCATGGCGTCCAGCCGGCGAACCGCCGACTGAAGCTCGTCCGCAGTCAGGTCAAACACATAAGACGCCAGCCCAAGTTCCTCGAAAGCGGCCTCAACGAACTGGCGTTTAGTGTATCCCATGCGTCATTTGCGCCTGCGGCGCGGTTTATCTTCTTCTTCGTCGTCTTCAGCCAGCAAAACCGGCTCGCCAGCAGCCTCAGGAAGGGGCGCAGCCTCGGATTCCGGTTCATTGACCACAATCTTCACCTTGGGCTCGTTCTTGAGCCTTTCAGCGGCCTCCACGGCCTTGTTAAAAGCATCCACAGCATCTTCAACAGTCAAACTCCAGCCCAAGGAGAGGGCTTCGTCGAGTTCGTCTTGAGATTCAACGCCGCAGTAGTCGAAAGTGCCACCTACCGCCTGATTCTTACCGGGCGAGCGGTACACCATTGAAGGAAACTCAATCATTTTTTCAGTTTTCCAACGGGTTTTCCAGCCGCTTGCTTCGCTTTACGAGCCGTTGAGAGCGCGATTGCAATCGCTTGCTTCTGCGGTTTACCGGCCTTCATCTCCTTGCTGATGTTGGAGGAGATTGTCTTCTGCGAATAACCCTTCTTGAGCGGCATAAGTTGCGTAAAGTTAAGGGGATGGCCCCGAAGGGCCACCCCCCGTGAGACTATACTACTGATTGAACAGCAGAATGCCACTCATTTCGGGTTGTTTGTTCACAACTCCGTAGAACGTGTCCACGCGATACTTGGTCGTGAGCGAGTCCTGATCGAAACGCTTGCTCATAACGAGTTCCAACCCTTGGTCGGTCGAGCCGCGCATCACCGCCACGCCGGCGTTGTCGGGAATCGCATAACGGCCAGGCAGGATTTCAATCGCGTCCTTGTGCCAGAAGCAGTTAACGCCAGCCGCCGTCGTGTTCAGGAACGTGATGGCACTGTTCGCTGCTTTGACATTCACAACGCAGTTCTGGTTCTGCGCGGAAGCCGCGTTTGCAACCTGATTGGATACAATGCCTGGACTAATCACCATCTGGGTCGCGTTAGTTACGCTGATAACCCGGAAGGTTTTAGGCTGACCAGTGTCGCCTTTGGTGATGTGATGCACAGCGTTTACACCAGCGATTGTGAACGCATCCCCAGCGGCAATGCCAGTCGTGCTGCTCACCGTCACCGTCTGGAAACGGTTGTCAACGTTGAGGCGTTCAGAGGTCGTTGGGTTCGTGCTGATAGACTTTGGAATCTGGTAGTTCGCTGCAGAATCGCGAGTGTCGATGG